ATCAAAGAGCAATCTAATTAATGACATTTTAAGAGACAAGTTAGGAACAATGACTCTCTAATAACTTAATACACAGCACTTAACTTCGGTTAGGTGCTTTTTTATTTGCAAGGTGGTGATAACAGATGGCAAGAGGAAGACCGAAGAAATTTGACAGCGTAAGTGAAATGCAGAAAAAGATAGATGAATACTTTGAAAGCAGAGATAAAGCCGGTCTTGGATACACTATTACTGGGCTAGCATTGGGGCTGGGAATGACAAGAGAAACTCTTTTGCAGTATGAAAAAAACAGTGAATTTTCTGACGCTATAAAAAAAGCGAAAACGAAAATAGAAGAATCGCTTGAACAGAGGCTTCTGGATGGCAAGAACGTTGTAGGTGTTATCTTTAATTTGAAAAATAACTTTGGATGGAAAGATCAACAGCAAGTAGAACACTCTGGAGCGGTAGATATAGTAACAATGCTGAAGAAAGCCCAGGGACGAGTGGAGAGGGGCAAAGCATGATAGAAAAAGAACTGATTGAATTTATTGCACAGTTTGAATATGATCCTGCTGGCTTTGTGAAAGCTATGTATCCATGGGGAGAGGGAGAGCTGGAGAATAAATGGCCGCAAAAGTGGCAGCTTGAACTCATGGAAGAGCTTGCGGCTAGTATGAGAGATGACCCGTGCAGGCTTATTCGAAACGCGATATCTTCCGGGCATGGTATCGGAAAGAGCGCTGTGGTAGCTTGGCTTATTGAGTGGGCGATGTATACCCGGGCAGACACAAGGGTAGTAGTAACAGCGAATACAGACACGCAGCTGAGGACAAAAACATGGCCAGAGCTTGGGAAGTGGCACAGGCTCAATATAGCGAGTGAGATGTTCGTGTATACTGCGACGTCTATGTATAGCATAGTAGAAGGCCATGATAAAAACTGGCGTGCAGACGCTATCCCATGGAGCAAAAGCAATCCTGCAGCATTTGCGGGCTTACATAATCAGGGCAACCGAATACTGCTTATTTTCGACGAGGCTTCTGAAATAGAAGATGTTATCTGGGAAGTAGCAGAGGGCGCGATGACAGATTCGGACACAGAACTTTTGTGGCTGGTTTTCGGCAATCCGACTAAAAACATAGGCCGTTTTGCGGACTGTTTAGGCAAAGAGCGGCATCGCTGGCATACTCGGAAAATAGACAGCAGGACAGTAGAGATAACGAACAAGAAGCTGCTCAATGAGTGGATCGAAACCTATGGTCTTGAGAGTGACTTTGTTAAGGTTCGTATATTGGGTGAACCTCCGAGTTCTAGTGAACTACAGTTTATAGGACGCAATGTAATAGAAGCTGCACAGTCAAGGAGCATCACAGGTAAAGACGTCGAATTTGCGCCTGCTATTATCGGCGTTGATCCTGCTTGGGGCGGGAAGGATTCAGCAGTTATCTATCTGCGCAAGGGCAACCTCAGTAAGCTGCTTTACGAAGAGCCGAAGAGCGATGATAATTTTGCCTTCGCTGAAAAGGTAGCACTGTTTGAAGATAAGTATAAAGCACAGCAGGTCAATATAGATTTTGGTTATGGACAGGGTATTTACTCTGCCGGCAAATACATGGGTCGCGCCTGGAACCTTGTAAATTCGTCCATATTGGCAAACAGTAGACAGTACGCCAATAAGCGCATGGAAATGTGGGCAAAAATGAAACAATGGCTTATAGACGGTGGCTGCTTGGATGAATTAGACAGAGAAATAGCGACAGAACTTATGATGCCTGAGGCATATGTAAATGACCGCGGGCAAATACAGCTCCAGCGAAAAAGGGATATGCCGTTCAGTCCCAACAGAGCAGATGCTTTAGCACTGACGTTTGGGCGTGAAATGAAAGTTAGCACTCCCGCGCTTGACCTGCTGAAAAGGAGCAGGCAACAAGGCAGTGCCAGAAACTATAACCCGCTGGCAAAGCTATAAGGGAGGTGAGAACAATGAGTAGCCTGACAAATAAATTGTTTGGAGCACCTGCAACTGAGGTACCTAAGGTAGCGGCAGCAGCTACAGATGTAAGTGGCAGAGCAGATGGTACAAGCGCATTAGACCAGCAGCGCAAAAACAAGAAAAAATTTAACTTCGCAGCAACACAGGGAAGCGTGACCAGCGGCGAAACATTTGGGGTGTAAGCGATGAAAACAGATGTAATGAAACTTGAGGAAGCCAAACGCATACACGATGAACTGTTTAACGCCAAGGACTATCAGAACTGCCTTGTCATGTGGCGCCGTATCCAGCAGTATCAAATACCTTTTTTGGGCGAGTTGGACGGACGAGACAAGATGATAAAGCGTGACGCAGGTATTATCGACGGCACAGCGTGGAGAGCTGCCCAGATATTCGCCGGTGGTATGACGAATGGCTCTGTTCCTCAAACTGTGGAATGGTTTGATCTGCAGTCACGCTTTGCAGAGGATGACCAGACACTGAAAGCTATTTTGCAGGATCAGAGGGATACGATCAATAAGGCGCTCAATGCCAGCAACTTCTATTCATCGATCTATAGTGCAAACCTTGAGCTTGCCTTTGGGCAGTCTCCGCGTGGTAGTTTCTTCATTCCGGATAGAGGGATGGTATTTGAAAATTATTCTATTGGGTCATATGCCTATGCGCTGGATCCGTGGCAAGAAGTGACACACTTTGCAGTCAAAAAGGAAATGAGCTTGTCTAAGATAGTGAGCAAGTTTGGACTTGGAGCTCTGCCTGAGAGACAACAGCAGGAGTACAAAGACGGGAAAAACAATGGCCGTCTTATGAAAGTCTACTGGCTGCTGACAAAGAATCCTGCTTATGACAATAAGGCACTCGGACCGAAAGGGAAACGATATGTATCCCTTTATTGGCTGGATTGCAGCGATAAGGAATTTATCCATGCAGGAGGGTTTGAGACCTGCCCGATCACGATAATGCGGTATCTGGCTATTCCTAATAGCGATTATGGCATTGGGCCTGGCTGGTTTGCTGACAGTGACAACAGGGTGATGTTTGACTTGCTTAAAGCCGCCGCAGGAAATATGGAGCTGTTCTATGATCCAGCACTACAGGCGCCGCCAGGAACTGATACGGATTATAGACCGGGTGCTGTGACAGAGGTAGATATGCAGCTGGGCAAGGTACAGTCGCTGTTCGACATAGCACCGGTATTTGACAAAGTGTATGATATAGCCGCAATAAGGGAAGACAAAATTAACGCAGCCTATAATACGAATTTATTTGCGATGCTCGAACAGCAGAAGTTCGATAATACAGGTCGTACAGCGTATGAATGGAGCCTGAGGCAGCAGGAGAAGATGCAGCAGCTCACACCGGTTGTAACGCGTATCAATACAGAGGTACTAAGCCGTGACATAAAGCGGGTGTATGGTATCTATACGCAAAACGGTGTCTTTGAAATGCCGCCTGAATATGATGGTATGGAACTGGAAATCGAATATGTATCCCCGCTGGCAAAACTGCAGAGGATGAGCGGAGTACAAGATTATGAATCAGCGCTGGCAGCAATAGGCCAGACGGCGCAGCTCAAGCCGGGTGTAGTGAATATGCTGAACGAAAGCGTGTTCTTGCGTAAGTGGATAGATGATCTGGGCGTTAAGAGTGAGATACTCTACACGGATGAGGAATACGCCGAGATCCAGCATCAGCAGGCTCAGGCGGTTCAACAGCAAGAACAAATGCAGGAAAGCATGGCAGTAGCCCAGGCATTGCCAAATGTTACGCAGGCTGCCGCCAATCTTCAGGAGATGGCAGACAATGGCAGTGTAGCGCCGCTGGATAACTTGCTCAGCAGTTTGCGGGGTGGCATATGATGCAGGCGAGAAAAATAGCAAAGTTAAAAGAACTGGAAAAAAAGGAGGCCTGCGACGACTTTTTGAAAGCGCAGGCCAGACCAAAGGATAAAGAAGCGTATGAGTTTCTGCTTAGCGATGAACGTGGCAGATGGTTTTTAACTAAACTTTTGGTAGCAAATTATTATTATACATCTACCTTTACCGGCAATGCTGATACCTACCGAAAGGAAGGTGCTAGAAAGGCAGTGCTTGCGGTAACGGATGAGATACGCAAACTGGGAGAAGAGGGAGTACTGCAGCTTCTTAGAGCTGAGGGAGAACGCTTCGCCTGGATACGCGAACAAGAAGCAAACTTTGAAAGGAGCTACAAAGATGGAAGAAACAAATAACCTCAACAATAACATGAATGAGGAACAGCCGGCAGAGCCTGTACAGGAACAGCAGAAGGAAACAGAACCGGTGCAGGAAGCCGAAAAAGAGCCGGTGCAAGAGCCCGCACCCAAGCAGGAAAAGGAACCTGATAAGGCGGAAGATACACCCAAGCAAACAGTTGATGAGACTTTTGTAAAGTCTAAACTCACTGAGCAGTTAGGGGATTTGGCAACGCCGGAGCTTGTGACAGAGTGCATAGAACAATTGAATACTATCGGGATTACTGATCCTGATATGGCAAAGAAAGCTCTCGATTATGTATGTAATGCGAGGGCTAATTTTATGACTGCTAACACTGAAGAAGCGTTAAAACATTTCGGGGCTACATTTGACAACGTAACGCCGGAATACCAAAAAGCGATCAGTGAGGCCAGTGTGACTATGAACGCACTGGAAAGTAAAATCCCCGGGCTAAAGCAAGTCATAGATAGAGCCGGTATTCAAGGCAATATCAAGATCATTCAGCTCATGCAGGCGCTGCATCCTCTTGTGGGAGAGGATGGGAACCTTATGAGCGGTGGTACGGGTGCTGTAAAAGCATCTTCCAGTCTGGCCGATATTATGTTCGGCGACTTAAATAAGAAGGAGTGATTTAAATGGCAGAAGTAGTAGAAAAACTTAATCCAACAATTCATGACGTGATGGCGGTGATGTCCCCTGATGGGCAGCTAAAAGAAAACGCTATCGTAAATCTCCTGGCTGAGACCAATGAGATTTTGGAAGATTCTGTGGTAGTAGAAGCCAACAATGGAGACAGTAACAAAGAGGTAATCAGTACTTCTCTTCCCGGTGAAGCGCTGCGTTATTATAACGACGTAATAAAACCAGAGCCTGGCAGCTTTGCTGCGATGACTGATTTTAGTGCAATGTTCTACCGTCCTGTAGTTATCGACAAGGCGTTGTACGAGTTGAATGGTATGCGGAACCGTTTCCTGCTGGCGCAGTCCCGCCCGCAAATCGAAGCAATCAATCAGGCAATGGCCCGCAGCATGATTTATGGCGGTACTGCTGACGGCAAAGACCGTATGCTGGGACTGGCAGAACGTTATAACACACTGACCCGTAAGACTGACGGCATTCTGCCCGAAACCGCAGAATATGTGTTAGATGCAGGAGGTACAAGCGCTAACCTTACTTCTATCTGGTTCGTGGTATGGAGCTATGATAATGGCGTATATACTTTCTATCCCAAAGGAACTAAGGCAGGTCTGCAGCAGGGTGCAGTCGTTGAGGACGATACTATGGCAGTAGGCGGTGGCTATATGCCGGGTATCAAGACTTCTTTCAGCTGGGCTTCCGGCTTGGTGGTAAAAGATTTACGTCAGGTAGTGCGTATCTGCAATATTGATATCAACACTATTGAAAGCGGCAAACTTATCAGCCTGATGATCGAAGCATCTGAGCGTCTGCACAACACCAGCACTGGCCGTCCGGCAATCTATATGAATCGCAAGGTAAGAACCAAGCTGCGTCAAGACATCGTGGCTAACCGTCAGCTTGGAGCGATGTTTGATTATTCCAGTGCCAAACCGAGATTGGAAGGTATTGAGGGACGCAAAATCATGAGCTTTGACGAAATGCCTATTCGTCGTGTAGATCAGATTCACATGAATGAAGCGCGTGTTATTTAATATAGGCCGCATTATGCGGCCTTAACTACTAAATTTATAGGAGTGATAGATTATGAAATATGATGTACAGGCAGCAAATGCAATCGCAGCCGATTATGCTGCAGGCGACTTGCCAAAGATTATCGATACTGGAGCTTCTTTCTCCAATACTATTTATCCGAATGCCCAATATGGAGTATCTCTTGATGGTTTAGCTACAGCTGACGTGACTGTGACTGTGAGCGCAGGCAATAATACAGATGGCACAGGTAAGGAAGAACTTTTTAAAGTTACGGTCAAAGAAGGAAGCCGACTTGGTTATGCTCCTATCCCGACTATTCCGGGACGTTATATCTTTGCGTCTGCAGCAGGTGAGTATAGCGGTAAGATTACAGCAGGCATCGTATACGGTGTTGCTTCTCCCATGGGGGTTGGCCTAAATGTCTAAATATGTATGTACTAAATACTGTCAGGCAAGAGTTAATGGGCAGATCAAGAACTTTAAGCCGGGAGATATGTGTGAATTCGCAGCTAAGGATACTTTCCCGGAGAACTGCTTCAGACTAATTGCCGGAGCAAAAACAACAGTGTCTAAAAAGGACGAGTAAAGAAACTGAGCGGGCAAGCCCCGCTCTTTCTTCCAAAGGCAGCAGCAATGCTGCTTCTGGAAGAGGGAGGTAATATTATGCAATATTCAATAGTCGACATATGCAATTTAGCACTTGTTCAGCTGAAAGTACGGCCTATAATCGGCCTTAAAGACGGAACAGAAGAAGCCAGGCAATGTGATAAAATGTTCCCGTTTGCACTTAGCCAGCTGCTGGCCATGAGTAATTGGAGTTTTGCAAAAATTAGAAGAACAATAAGCAGGCTTGATGTAAAGGCGCTTGATAAAAGCTATCTGCCAAAGGAAAAGCTGAACTACTTCAAGTATCCAAGTGACGCTGTAAGAATCAGGAGCGTTATTTTAGATGGCAGGGTGTTTGAATGGGATAAACCTGAAAATGATAATGGGTACGAGATAATGAGCGTCAAAACAAAAACGCCGCAAGAATCGTTTATACAAGTATTTGCGACTAAGGCAAGACATTTGGAAATTGAATATACCAGGTACATAGACAATCCGCAGTTTTGGCCGCCGCTGTTTGCTGAGGCAGTTGTACGCTATCTGGCCTATATGCTTTCTACTGTAGTTAGCGGGTCTTCTGGAAGTGCGGAGACGCAGTACCAATTGTTCCAGCTGGCCTTTGCCAAAGCATCTGCCGGCAATAACAATGAACGTAAACAAACATTACGTCCGGAACCTAAGATTTTTAGGGGGTGCTGGTAATGTACAGGGATCTGCTTAATAACTTCACCGGTGGTATAGCGTCGCCTGATGTGCTGTCTCGGCTTGATATGGATAAATATAGAACCTTCTTAAAAGATTGTGTAAATGGAACGGTAAAGCCTTATGGCAGTATTTATAAGCGGATGGGGACAACTAATAAAGGCACGACGGCAAAGAATCAGAAAGCAAGAATAATAGCATTCAGCCAGCCTACAACTGACTATATGCTGGAATTTACAGATCGTTACTTAACAGTAAGATACAAAGGTGAAAAGGTTAGAGAACTTGAATCTCCGTTTTCAGAAGCAAACATAAAAAAGCTTAAGTTCATAAAATCGGCAGATACGATGTTTCTGGTCTGTGGTGATCTGCCGATTTATCAGCTGAAAAAAGACGGCGAAGAGTGGAGCTTTGAGGAATTAAATATTAAGATACCTCCGTTTGGAGAATTGGTGGATAATACATCGTCAGTACAGAAATACACAGCTCCAGGCAATTATATTTTTAAAGCAACGGAAACAGGGCTGCATACAGTGACAGTTGCCGGAGCTGGAGGAGGCGGCAGCGGTGTAGCCAGAAAAGCAAGCGATAAACAGAGTTCAGGCGGTAATGGTGGACGTGGTGGTCTGCATACTTTTGAAATTGAATTAACAAAAGATGCATCATATGACGTAATTGTTGGTGCGGGTGGTAAAGGCGGTGCTGTGCACTATGGAGAGGGGTACGGCAATGCTGGCGGTAACGGTGGAAGCAGCAGCGCTTTTGGCTACACCGCTCAAGGTGGTGGAGGGGCAACTGCAGCTTATAGCGTTAACTATGGTGCAAGGGACGGCTCGGCTGGTACAAGCTATGGATATGGTGGCGAAGGCGGTGCGAAAGGAGTTGCTTATTCAGATGCAGCATTGAATGGCAGTGACGGTTCGGATGGATGGGTGATAATAACCTATAACTATGATGAACAGACAGTACTTTATCCAAGCGGAACGTCCGGTATAATAACGCTCACATCTAATCAGCCATTTTTTGAAGAAGGTATGGTTGGAGATAGCATTAAACTTTATCAGGAAATTGCAACCAAAACTGCTGTTAATTCTTCCGGTGGGGAAGGAACAGGATCATCTTTGTTCGTGGGCGACAGCTGGAGTTTGCGAACATCTGGTATATGGAGCGGTACTGTAACACTGATGCGATCTAAAGACAATGTCGAATATATTGATTATGCAACATATGTGTCTAATAACGATGACTATAACGCCAGCGACAGCGGTTCGGTAGACCGTGAGGATGCATATTATTTTAAAGTGAAGTTTGCAATTACCAGCGGAACATGTACTGTAACCTTAACAAGCTTTAGCTATACGGCAGAAGGGATAATAAAACTGACAGAGGTAACAAGTGCTACGGAGGCAATTGGTACGCTTATACGTTCGCTTGGTTCTACAGACAGTATAGATGAGTTTGCTTTATCTGAATTCAGTTCAACGAGAAAGTACCCTTCCTGCATAGAGTTCTTTCAGGATCGCATGGTATTGGCCAATACAGACAGCAAGCCTAATGGTCTGTGGCTAAGCAAAAGCAGTGATTATACTAATTTTGATGAACAGATAGAAGATGGGAATCTCACCGATGACAGTGCCATTAATACAAGCGTTATAGCCAGAAATGATTATGCAATAAAAAATTTGATCGCATTTCAAGACCTGTGCATTTTTACAGGCGAAGATGAGCGAATTATTTCAGGTTCGAGCGTGGTAACCCCGGCTCAGATCAGTATCAATACGCAAACAGGATGGGGAAGCAGTGAAGCTCATATCCCGTTTGTAGCAGACAATAGGGTTCTGTACATACAAAGTAACGAAGCGTATATAAGGGATTTTTCTTATAACTATGCTATGGATAGATATGATGGCACAGAGCTGACTTTGATGGTACATCATTTGCTGAATGGTAAAAAGATAGTTGATTATACCTACACTAAATATCCTGATAGTTTGATTTACCTGATACTGGACGATGGCTCGATGCTTTGCCTGACTTATATGCTGCAAGAAAAAGTGTTCGGCTGGACGAGGTTTGTCACACAAGGAAGCTATATTGCTGTAGAGACGATAAAAGAAGATGATACAGACGTTATTTATTTTGTGATAGAACGTGACGGAACTTATTACATTGAACGTCAGGAACTGGATCAGTACACCGAGGATCCGGCTGATTATTGTATGCTGGACAATGCAGATATATTCGAAAACAATGACGGATCGAATATAGTTATTGAGCGTTTCGCAGGGAAAACCGTTTGGGTAATGACCAGCGGTGATAGCTTCAATGTGAAGGAGCAAACCGCAGGTGAGGATGGAAAAATAGAGATCGAGCCTCCATTAAAAGGTGTGTATTCTAAGATAATAGTCGGTCTTGGGTATGAGTTTTCTATGACTATCCCTGAGACACATACAACTATTAAGAGTACTGGCAGCATAGTAGACCAGTCACGATGCTTAAATTCTGCTGTAGTACGGTATTATTTGAGTTATTCAGGTTACGTCTACAGTAGAAACAAAGACAGAGCTGTTCCTTTGATAAGTACACTGGATGGTGGAGGGAAAAGCCAACTTGACGAAAATTTCAGCGTTAAACTGTTGAGCGCAACTCAGAAAGTGATACTTGAACAGAACAGTGCGAGAGCAGATGAACTAACTATATTTAGTGAAGATCCTTACCCGCTGCGAATAATGTTTGTAGCGCGAGATGTGGATGTGAATGTCAGATGATAAAAATAAAGACGTATAGTGAAGATTTGTACGAAGATGTGGTCAGGGTATTTGCTAATGCTCGTGTAAATGACAGATTGATTTTTGGCAATGATATTGAAGCGGCAGTGAAACTACATATAGAGAGATCCTGTGAGATGAATGTTGCATACAATGATGAAGAGCCTATCGCCATATTTGGTCTAACAGACAGGATACCGATAGGTGCTTATAGATATCAAGCATATGTAGTAGGTACTGACAGGTTGTTTGGATGCAGAAAGAGCTTTGTAAGTATTGGAAGAGAAATATTAAAAGGCTGGCTTGAAAAATACGGTCGGCTTTATATCATGACTTGGCACTTTTATAAGCAGAGTTTTACTATGACAAAAGCGTTTGGGTTCAAGTTGAAAATGAACCTTGGCGATTTTGATATTTATGTGAAGGAGGGCGAGTGATGGGAGCGTTATTTGCAGTAGGCTCAGGATTGATGACATATATGTCAGGACAGCAGCAGGCAGCAAGTTATGATGCTCAGGCTCAGGCGCAGGAACAGAATGCTGCTATAGCAGAACGAAACAGGCAGACGGCAGCTGATCAGGCTGCACGTCAGCAGCAGGAAGCGCGACAAAGATATAATCTGGTACAGGGACAAAATACTGCGGCGCTTGCTGCGGGTGGTCTTGAATCTGGAAGCGGTTTAGGCTTGGCTTTTGGAAGAGCAAACGCAAATGCTTTTGAAAGAGACTCTCGAACAATAAACGAAAACCTGGCGAATATCGATCTTAACTACCGGCAGAATATATATAATGCACAAGCTGCAGCAGCGAATTACAGATCTGCAGCTAAGATGACAAAGAAGATAGGATTGCTGGGAGGGATTATGACGACAGCACAGGGGCTTTTCAGTTCTTCCTTGGGAGGAAAAGCAAGTAAAGGCACTGATAACTTTAGCCTTGATCCATATGATTTGACTAATGCAAGCCGTGGCAAGTCAATGACATTTGGGTTTTATAACAACAAAAGGCAGGGATTTTAGGGGGTGATAATGTGAGCGTGACAACTACGGCGACAAAGATAAGCTATGAATATAAGCCTGACACCTTATATTCTCTGCCGTTTGACTACCAAAGTGCAGAAGATGTGAAGGTCAGTTATAAAGATGCTAACGATGTGGAAGTACTTTTAAATTATGGCACTGATTACACTGTAGAAAATCTTATGGTTACTGTGAATGCAAGTTTGCCAGAAGGAACTATTTTAAAGTTTTATAGGCAAACTGGTATTGTGCAGCCTACAGTATTTCCGCCACAGGTGCTAACACAGGCGTACGAGGTTGCGATAGACCGGAATACGATGTGTATTCAGGAAATAAAAACCGATTTTGGCGAACTGCGCGAAGAGGTTGAAGAGTTTGAAGAAAAAACAACCGAGAGAATTGAGAAGTTTGAGGATGCTGCTGAGGAAGTAATATCTAAAGCTCAGGAAAGTGCGGACGCTGCAAAGAAGTCTGAAACAGCTGCTGCAGAAAGTGCTGGATCTGCTAAGGAAGATGCAGAAAAAGCAGAAGACGCAGCAGAGCGTGCAGAAGATATTTTACTTCGTTTTGAAAGCGGAACTATTACAAAAGAGTTTACGGCATCAGATAGCAGATGGACTGAAAGTAATGGCATGTGGCGTCTTACTATGGCAATGGGGAACAGCAGACTTATTGGCGTCTATAAGGAAGTCAAAAAGCCGCAGTATGAAATGGTACTTACTGGCGTATATATGGATTCAGTAAACACTATTATCGAAGTCCCCGAAAGATTTACAGGCATCGTTATACTGGCGTCGCTGACTAAGAAAACCGGTGACAAAGTATATATCAAAAATTTTACTGAAGAAGATTTTAC